TTAACTGTGCAGTTAGTCAAAACGGCGGTCATCTGCTTCTCTAAGTGAGTATTCTCTACATCACCTCTGAAGTATTTTATCTCGAATTCAGACGGGTAAATGTACAGATAGTTTTCCCTGTCAGCATATTCTGGTAGCATGTGGTAACGGAACATTCTAATGATATCAAGTACTGCATTAGCTTCGGCTTCACTTCTTGGTGCAAAATCGTAATCGTATGAGAAAGTACGGAAATCTACACCCTTGAACAATTGCCCCATCTTAGAGCCACCACTGGTAGTCCTTGTAGCTTTCTGCACGTAATTTTGTCCATCGAGAATTTTTCTACCAATAGCAGATGCACCTAATGACACGATGTCACTGATGCTAGCAGAATCTTTACCCAGTCCAACCGCGGTTGAAGCATCTTCAATAAAACTGCCATCCGTTAAATCTTCTTCAGACCAGCTAACAGAGTATGTGTTTGATAAAGAGTTTGGGACATATAGAGTAATTGCCGCCATCAGACGTTTCAATGGCGCAACTATAATATTAGAATCCTATGCACCAGATATATGTCTGATTGTTTCTTTTAATTTTTCACCCTATGCTTTATAGTACTCATTTGGTGGAAGATCCTGTGCATAACCTCTATAGTCAAACTAATTGTTATCACCTTGTACTAATGTCTTACTCTTACCAGACACATTGATAAAGAATACTACTTTGTTACCACCAAACTCTGGGCTAGAATCTAATGTGATGGGATATTGCAGTGCAAATTTATCCTGCTGCATACTCAGCGCATACAGTGCATCTCCTTTTGCATCAACATACCCTTCTGCTTTCGTGTATGATTCTCTTTTGTAAACTAATCCCATTTTATGGATCCTAAATATAGTAACAACTTATACTATTTAATAGCGCGTGACATGGCAAAATTTCATCAAGACAAGTATAGTCTTAAGAACCCGGATTCTTTTTAAGAGATAATCTTCCCTCACCAGGGTGTGTTCCTTTCTTCACTGCCCTTGATATGAACTAATACATGGCTAAAGATTATGTATTTCCGAACTCATAGACCCAGCTAATAAATAATAGTATGTCACAAATTCTCCTATGAACTAATAGTACCTTATATTCACAATGCCCAATTTTCCAAAACCAAAAAAATGGTTCCCAAAAAATACACAGAAGTATATTGGAAATGTGAATAACATAATTTCAAGAAGTTCTTGGGAAACCAAATTTCTAAATTGGTGCGATACTACTCCGGGTGTAATAAAATACAACTCTGAGGAATTAGTAGTTCCATATATGAGTCCGGTAGATGGATTGCAGCATAGGTACTTTGTAGATTTTATGATAATGGTAAAGACACGGCAAGGTGAAATCAAAAAATATGCCGTGGAAATCAAACCAGAAGCACAGACTGTTCCCCCTAAGCCCAATCGGAACAAAGTTCGTTACTTGAATGAATCTGCAACATATGCCATCAATCAAGCTAAATGGGAAGCAGCATCCAGATTTTGCAATAAAATGGGTGTAGAATTTATTGTGTTAACAGAGAAACATTTAAAAGTCTAATATGACAGGACAGAACAGGAAAACGGTATTTGAGTTATCTAGAATCAATGCGGAGGAAGTTAAAAAGTCCTCCACTTGGTTTAATGAGCAAGTAAAAAGACTATCGACGAAAAATATAACACCAAACCGAGTCATGAATGAAGGTGGTGTGCACCTGACTCGTAGATTAGTCCCAGGGAAGATGTACTTCTACTATTATGACCCAAAGTTTAAAGAAACTCTGCCGTTCTATGACCAGTTCCCACTTGTGCTTCCATTTGCAAAAACTCCGGGTGGTTTCATCGGACTGAATATGCACTATCTTGATTATAAGATGCGTATGACTTTGTTTCAGAATTTACTGGAAACAGCAGGTGCGAAACATCTGACAGAGACTGCAAAGATCAAATATTCATGGGCTACTATTGCTAATGCTTCCAGATTAGCTCCAGCACAGGCATGCGTGAAGAAATATCTAATGGATCATGTAATGTCACCATTCTGTGAAGTACCGCCAGAATTCTGGCACACAGCAATGATGTTACCGGTACAAAGATTTGTTGGTGCGAGTAAAGAATCAGTTTGGAAAGAAAGTAGGAAATACAGATGAGTGATGCTAAATCAAACTTGAGCAATTTTGTTGCCAGAGTCAAAAAGAATGGTCTACTCTCTGCATCTCATTTCTATGTAGTCATACCTAATTTTAGCCCAAACGCTTCAGACAGAGATCTGCTAATGTTCTGCGATGCCGCTGATATTCCTGGCATAACTCTGATGACAACGGAGATCAGACAATTTGGAGAATTGACAACACTTCCACATGCTCCAATGTATCAACCCGTGCAGCTGTCTTTCATTTGTGATTCTACTATGGATGTTAAGTATGCATTAGAAAACTGGATAGATTCTGTCTTTAATAGAAATACAAGATCATTTAATTTCTATGATTCGTACACAAAAGATATTGAAATTTATATTGTAGATAAACAGGGGAATGATGTCCACAAAGTAACTCTGTATGAAGCATATCCAGTTTCTATTGGCAATATTCAACTGGATTACTAGCAAGAATCTATTGTGAAGGTGCCAGTTACTATTGCATATAAGTGGTGGGAGACTAGTTTTTACGGTAGTTCATATAAAGAAGATCAATTCCAACTGAATAGACATCTACCAGTATCTGTGCCTGTGCGCATGGGTAATATTAAGCCAGGGACTGCACACTATTTTAATGGACAAGAATTCTCTGGCTTTGAATTCCTACAGTAGAACTTAGTATTGTCTCCAGAAAATCAAGGTATCTTCACCGGTATCACAGAATCTGGTAATACTACTGGCAATGTTATGGCGAATGGTTCATTCACATAGATTATTGGTAACAAATCACAAGATATCATTAATCTTGGAAATGAAGTACAACAGTAGTTCGGTCGTGCTGGAAATGGTCTATCAGCCGCGATGATGGTAGCACAGACAACAACTAGTCAAGGTGTCACCTATGCATCACAGATGGCAGTACATGCAAAGACTATATCATCTGATATGTCTGGCTACGCTCAAGGTCTTGTACAACTAGGCCAAAATATCTAGAGTATTACCAAACCTGCTAGCATGATAGGTACCGCTGTTTCTTCTCTGGGTGGGACTCTCTCGTCTATAGATAGCACATTGCAAATGGTGGGAATTAGATCTTAGCCGTTTCAGAATGTTGCTAGAGAATTATATGGGGTGGGAGGTAAGATCGGACAAGCCGTTAACTTGCATGGACTCGCAGGGGGTTTGCAAACTGTCGGTGCTAATATGTCTGCAACTAGTTCCATATTCCAGTAGGTATAGAGCCAATTGGCTGGAAAAGAAGGTTTCTCTAAACAGATTGAGACTGCAATGACACAGATGGGCAGAGCGTTCTAGAACAACGGCTCGAATACTATGAACGCAGCAAATGTGTTAGAAAATAGGGCAGGAGAATTTTAATGAGTAAAGCTATAAGTGAAGTATTTGATGTTGAACCATACCAGCAACCTACACCACAGGCACCTATGGTTCAAGGAGACGAGATTTAGCATGATGCAGAATATGCTTCAGACAACATCAGAAAACTTATTGAAATCGGCATGGGTGCAGTAGAGGACGCGGCATCTGTTGCTAGAGACTCAGAGTCTCCAAGAGCATATGAAGTAGTTTCTACAATGATAAAGAATCTGACAGATATGAACTTACAGTTAATGGATATCCATGGAAAGAAACAAGAGCTAAATAGAGGTAACGGGGCAACATCTCCACAAGGTGTCAGCAATGTAACAACAAATAATGCATTCTTTGTAGGAACTACTAAAGATCTTAATGAATTGATTATGAAAAGGATGTCTGGAAATGGCAACACAATCTAAATTAGCAAATCTAACTGTTTCACCTCTGTATGATGTGATTATACCATAGACTCAAGAAAAAGTAAAATTTCG